ACCTCATACCTATATGGTATGGATCGTTTTCACGATACTAGCTGCAAGCAACTGGAGGAATTTATGGCAAAATCAGCAAGAACTGTTTCTGAGTATACACCTATTTATATAGGTCCTCAGGTAACTGCTTTTAACGGATTTTCCACAGATTACTCTGCGAGTGAGAATGGTACACCTAAAACCGATAAAGGTTTTGCGTGTACTCCTTACTCTGTCAACGGTAATACTACCGAAGATTTTGTGGCACAACATCGTACTTATGGTGCTGACGTCCTGGTTTCAGGCGCAAACATTTTAAGCTCCATGGATTATCGAGTCCCTAGTGGGTTCTTTAATTCAGGTGATGTTGTTTCAGCCCGTAATAGGGCTATTGAAAACTCTACTCGAAGAGCCGAGGCATTAGCCGCGGTTAGTCTCGCAGAGGGTCAGAAAACCATTGATATGGTTGTCGGTTTAGTCCGACGATTTTTCTCATGGTTAGCTGGTATATATTCAAGTCTTCGCCGCTTTCAAATCAAAGAATTATTTGATATTGGAAGTGAAATTTGGCTTGAGTATAGATACGGTTGGCTCCCTTTATTGGGAGATATAGATAATTACTCGAAAGCATTTGAGAAAATGCGATCAACTGGTATCTTCACGTCTTTTGGTAGCGATGTTCAAAACTCTAAGGAGTTTTCTACATCTACCTATCATCAGTATGCGAATACCAAAGTATTTAATCTAGATCATACCGTATTTCTATCACACTCCGGCGTAAAATCCGGTTTTACTTATTACCTTGAAGAAGGTAGTCAGTTATTTGATAGGGTAGGTTTACATTTCAAGTCGATATTAAATTCTGCATGGGAGTTAATTCCATTCAGTTTTATAATAGACTGGTTTCTAGACCTTGGTTCGCTTTTGGCGGCCTGGACGGCACCTCCTTTGGTTCCGTACAATTCATACGATACGTATTTTAAAGAATACACAGTCGTATCCACGTTACGTAATGAAAATTATTATGTAGCACAAACCCCAACTACCGTTACACAATCGGTTAAATCATTTACACGTACACTACCACTTAATCAACATACTTATGAATGGAATCCTGGATATGCCCTTAATTGGGCCCAGCTTACAGACATAAGTGCGATTTTGTATAGTTTGTGTAGACAGATTAAAACCTTTCGTTAACGACTAATATGGTGTTATAACACCAAGGAGTTCAACATGACTTTAACAGTTCTTTCTACTGTTGATGCGGCACATATCCACCCTGCGGGAGCACAAGCAGCTGGTACTAAATTACGCGAGTTAAGCGCTAATAGTACTATTTTTGCTTTGGGTTCACACACTGTAGCTTTGCCACGTACATGTACCATTACAAGCATACTACCAAAACCTGTTAAAGGGAATGATGGAGTACAACGCGTAAACATTAATATTCATCGTCGAGTTAAACTCAACGTTGGTACTACTGCTGAACGTGATGCACCTATCGTCCTTAAGCTGGATGTTAGTATGCCTGTTGGAGCTAGCTCTGCTGATTTGCACGATCAATTACACTTTTTAGGTATTTTATTAGCTGGCGATCAAGCCACCACTGATGATATATTTATCAATGGTTTTATCCCTGGTGCTTAGTAATAAGCATCAGGAGTCAGGGCAACCTGACTTCGATGAACCTTCATATAACAATCCTAGAACCTCTAAAGGTTCTAACTTCGGAGAGTCAAAATGGAAAAGTGTAAAACGAAAAAGGGTATTACTACCCTTACTCGCTGGAGTAAGCACATTAGTGTGTTTACTTTGGCCAGGGAATATGTGCACAATCTTGAGCCTTATTTCACAGACAATGAACTAGTAGAATTAAGAGAGCGTATTAAAAAACGCGATCCTATAGTTTTCTCCGCACCTCTTTTAAAAGAGAGGTTAGACCATTTATATATGGGCGGATTACCTGACTTACGTCAAGTGCGAACTATTCTACAATTTACTGCTTTAGGAAAGAAATTTCCGTTTGAAGGGCAGGAAACCGGGTGCGTTGAAAACGCACTGCAACGGTTTTTTGAAAGTGAAGACCAGTGTGCCCTAACCAATAAACGTTTAAAAAAGGATCTTGTGTCTATTACAGACAAAAACCTTTTAGAACGCGTTCGCAAAATTATCGCGAGCACTATTGGAACAGGCCCACAACCTGACATTATGTCACAGGCTAATCTTAATTTCGGTCCAGGAGGTGTTGAACAATCGCACCACCGTAGTATGGGAGAAACGACAGAGTTTTTTAAACTGTCTGATCCTCTATGCTGTAACCGAGAGTCAAGAGATTACCTCTATGCACTCCTTAGCAGTCATCCGACTGTTATGGAATCCTTACGTATTCGTTATAATATCCCGAAGTTAGCCTGTTTACAGGATGAACTTAAGATATTAACGCGACACGTGGACCATACCTATTCACACAATCGTATAACGTTTGTGCCAAAAAGTATGGAAACGCATAGAACTATCGCTGTTGAACCATCTGGTTTAATACCTTTACAGATGATCTTAGGATCGTCATTACGTAAAGCCCTTAAACGGGTTGGTGTTAATCTAGATACACAGCAAAAAAATCGCTTTTTAGCTCGAACTGCAAAAACTATGGGTCTTGCGACCTTAGATTTAGCAATGGCAAGTGATACTCTCTCGTTTGAGACAGTAAAAGCGCTTTTACCACCTCGGTGGTTCACTCTATTCAATACATTTCGTAGTGAATATGGTGAATGCAAACATTCCCTTGGGCGTTTCTCGGTAAAATATGAGAAATTTAGCTCTATGGGTAATGGGTTCACTTTCGAACTTGAGTCACTGATCTTCTGGGCTATAGCGAAGGCTACAGTTCAATTATCTGGTGATCAAGGGGTTAACACAAAAGATTACATAGCAGTGTTTGGAGATGATATAATTATCCCTAAACCTTATGCTAAACAATGTATTCTAAATTTAGAATATTTTGGTTTTCTTGTTAATCACGATAAAAGTTTCACCTCCGGTTTGTTTTTTGAATCGTGTGGTGCGGATTTTTATGATAGTTCG